ATACCAGCGACCCTCGCAACGAAGCGGTGGCCGTTTCGAGGAACGCCCGCCGCGCGTTTGATATGACCGCAGACGGCGTGGCCCTAATTCCGATCAGCGGGCCGACGATGAAGGCAGTCGGCAGCGCCCAGGCCGGCACTAGCACCGTGCGAGTGCGCCAGCAATTGGCAGCTGCCAGGAAAGACCCGACAGTCCGCGCGGCTATGCTAATCATGGACACGCCAGGGGGAACGGCCAAGGGTAACAGCGACCTGGCCAACGAGGTAGCCAGGTTTGCCCTGGCGAAACCTGTCCACGCCTTTGCCGAGGACATGGTAGCCAGCGCTGGCGTATCTGTAGCCAGCCAGGCCGGCCGGATCACGGCGAACTGCAGCAGCTGCCTATATGGCGCCATGGGCACTTTTGCGGTAGTGGTGGATTCTAGCGAGCGGGCGGCCCAGCTAGGCGTGGAAGTGCACGTAGTGAAGGCCGGCGAATTCAAAGGCATGGGAACACCCGGCACACCCGTAACCAAGGCCCAGCTAGACGAAATGCAACGCATAGTTGAAAGCCTCAACGAGAGCTACCTAAACCTGGTGGCCCGCGGCCGCGGGATGACCCCGGCCGCCGCGGCAAAGTTAGCAGACGGCCGCATCCACCCGGCGAGCGAAGCGCAGGCCCTAGGCCTAATTGACGAGATCGGAACTTTCGACGCAGCCTATCAGACGTTATTGGCTGCAATTGACAGACCAGGCGCGCGGCCTGCCACGTCTCAGGTATTCTTTAACGCCGAAGACGACGAAGACGACGAAGGCGCGGACAGTCCGCCCGACGAAGACGACGCCGAAGAGGCCGACAAGAGACCGACCGACGAGGACGACGCAGCCGACGACAAAGAAAGCGAAAAGAACATGGCAGCCGCAACCCTACAAGAATTGCGAGACAACTTCCCGAGTAGCACGGCCGATTGGCGAGAGGAGCAGCAAGTAGCCGGCAACGACCTGCAGACGGCGGCAATTCAATTCGCCAACCTGCAGGCCGACGAAAACGCGAAATTGCGGGCCGCGGCCGAACAGCCGGAAGACACGCCCGCACCGCCCGCCAGCCCGCTGGCTATTGGCCACCCACCGCTAACCACGGCCAGCGCCGCTGCGGCGGACCAGGGCCAAAGCGGTAACGCAGTGGAGGACTTCAACCAGGCCGTAACGGCTATTTGCGGAGCGAACCCCAACCGCGAACGACGAACGCAGGCTATCCGCACGGTGGCGGCCCGCCAGCCGAACTTGCACGCAGCCTATCTACTGGCCACGAACCCCGGCCGCAAACGCCAGCGCCAGATTATCGAAAAACTCGAGGAACAGCCGGCCAGCTAACCTGGCCCTGGCCCGCCCGACCCCAACCGACCTAACCAACCGAACCAAACCGAGGACTTGGAACTATGACCGCTAAAGTATATGGCGACGTTCGCAGCTTTCCGAATAACGCCGCGCTAGGCCGCGGAATTCGCGTGCACCTGTCCAGTAGCAACCTGGCCGCGGCCGGTATTACTGACGACGAAATCGGAGTCATGGAGGAACTAAGCCTGGCCGGCGATACAAAAGGCGCCGTCCGATTGACTAACGCAGCGGGATCAGTACGAGCGGTGGCCGCCGGCGCTATTACGCAGTACGCAGAAGTCTACGCAGCTGCCAGCGGCAAAGTTTCCGCGACGGTCAGCGGCCCACGTTGGGGAATTGCCCTAGAAGCGGCCAGCGGCGACGGTAGCGAAATCGAAGTCTTGCGGCTGCCAGCCAGCAGCGCCGCGGGCGGCGCTATCGTGGCCGAAGAGGTGACGTTCACCGAGGACGGCGACACAACCTACACCGGCAGCGTAAACGTCCCCGCAGGCGCTACCTTGCTGGACGTTATCGTCCACGCAGTGGCATTGTGGGACGACGGCACCAGCGCTTTACTGGACGTTGGAGACGCCACCGACCCGAATGGCATCTACACAGCCGTTAATCTCAAGGCCACCGACTTGCTGGCCGGCGAGTCTATCAGTTTCGGATTGACCGGCGGAAAAGAAGGTGCAGACCTGGACGGCGGCGAAACAGCCGGCGACCACACCCGCCGGCGTTATTTGGCCACCGCGCGAGTTATCAGCGGCGTGGTGACCACCGGCGGCCAAGACGGCACCGCCGGCCGTACCCGTATGACCGTGGTTTATGCTTTGCCTAACAGCACGGCCGCCACCGGCGCCTAACACGGACCAAGACCCGACCTAAACCGAACAACCAGCAAACTACAACATGTGAGGACGTAAAACCATGGCCGCACCTAGCACAGCCATTACCCGGCTAGACTTGTCGTTTTCGTATGGCGAATTCAACCTAGCGGCGAACGCCGGTAAGTTTATCGGCCTGCAGATGCTACCCCCGTTGGGAGTGGCGAAAGAGGCCAGCGACTTTGCCAAGGTCGAACTTGAAAGCCTGCTGACGAAGACGGAAGACACCGAACGCGCGCCCAAGGCCGAATATGGCCGAGATAGTTGGGACTGGACGACCGACAGCTATGCCTGCAAAGAGCACGGCGTAGAGGAAGTGGTAGACGATGCAACGGTTGAACGCTATGGCGACGTGGTGCGGGCCGAGTTTATCGCAACCAACCGAGCTATCAACCGAGTTTTGCAGCGGCTCGAATTCGACATTGCAGCGGCTTGCGAGACGGCCGGCAACAATGGCGCCAGCACGGCGGCCACCACCGCCTGGACGACCGCGGCCACCGCAGACCCCGTGGCCGACATCGACGCCGCGCATGACCGACTGGAAGCAGCTTGCGGCGAGAACGCCAACACGCTGCAGGTTACCCGCAAGGCCTTCCGCGCGATGATCCGAACCGACCGGCTGGAAGCCTTGCTAAAGTACGACGCCAGCGAGTTACTGGTAGCGTTAAACAACGGCCAGAATCAGAATATGGTCAGCGAGATCATGAGCGGGCTCAAAGACCTGCTGCAAGTTGACCGAATTCTGGTGGCCCGCGGATTCAAGAACACCGCAGACCGCGGCCAGACCGGCAGCCTATCCCGAGTATGGGACGACACCAAGGCGCATCTTTGCGTGGTGCAGAATGATGGGCTCGAGGGCGACCTAGAAAACCCATCGCCGCAATGGGGCCGCACTGTTTTCTCAACCCAGAACGGCGAGCAGCTGCCTGGCGTAAATGATGGCGGTTTGGCGTCTCTCATCATGGACGAGTACCGAGACGAACCCGTTCGCGGCAGCGTATTGCGACCACGCAACAAGCGGGCCGTCAAAATTCTGCACGCGAATTGCAGCCAGCAACTTACAGGCGTGACCGCCTAACGCAGGCAATGGACCTGGCCCACCCATAAACCCGCGGGCCGCTATTTACTGGTGACCCAATGCCTAGCGAATTCGATCAGCAATTCAGCGTAAGCGCCGCGCCGATACTGTCTAAACAGTTTGGCGTGCGCGTGCAGCTGAAACGCACCGGCAGCGCGGCCAGCGCCACCTTTACCTGCCCGTTCTCGCGCATTATTGACGAGGTAAACCTAGACGAGGACGCCCTAGGGACCGCGATAGAGCGGCGCACGTGGAACCCCTTAAAGGCGGACCTGGTTATCTCGGTTGCAGTGGAACCCCGCGCCGGCGATATTTTGCAGCTAGTGGACTCGAGCGATACGCTAACCGGCGAGCAGCACGAAATTACACCGAACGGCAGCGACCGCGCCGTGGAAGAACACCCCGGCGGCGATAGCTACATCATACGCACTAAGCGGATTGCCTAGCCCATGGCCCGAGAAGCAATACAGGCCAAACTAGCCGACGCGATAGCCGCCGCGGTAAACGCCAGCGGCCTAGTGGCGGTGACCGCGGCCGCCAGTTGGGCCGACTGGGACGAGAAGCTACAAGACCTAGACACGCTAAATATTGACGTGGTGCCGAGTGAAGTGACGAGCGAGCTAAATGACCGCGGCGAGCTAGTCTATACGTTGGGCACCGATATAGGAATTCGCCAGCGGTTTGGCCAGGCGAACCAAGACAGCGGAACCGGCCGAATAGCGAGAGCATCACTAGACGCACTCTCATTACTAACCGAGCAGATTCACGAACTATTCGCAGCCGACAGGCCGACCACGCAAACGCAGGCCGTATGGCTCGAGGTAGAGTATAAAGCGCCCTTTATTCGCAAACACTTGCGAGAATTCCGGCAGTGGACAAGCATTATAAAGACCACCCACGACTGGACAAAACCGATAGGGGCCGAATAGTGCTAAAAGTGAAGATCGACACCCGCGCGGTTAACTTTGTGAAAACCATCGGCGCGAAGAGTCCGCCGGTAACGTCCGCCAAGTTTCGCAGCTTCCAGCACGGCGCGGCGAGCACCCGAAAGGCCGCCAGGGCGAGTATCAAGACCGCCCCGAAAGGCCAGAAGACCGGCGGCCGGCGCAAGGGCGGTAAAAAAGTGCGCCGCGCCGTGCACCAGGCCGCCCCCGCCGGTAGCCCCGTGCGAACCCAGCGCGGCGCCTATCGTAAGGCCATCGTATACGACGCCAACGAAGACGGCGCGATAATCGGACCGCGGGCCAGTGTGATCGGAACCAGCGGCCAGGCCCACGAACACGGCGGCAGCTACCGCGGTGGAAAGTATCCACAGCGGCCAGTGATGGGCCCAGCACTCGAGCTAGGCGCGGAACGCTTTGCGGCCAATTGGGAAGGCGCCATAGGCGGCAACTAGACAACCAAACGAAACCAAACGAGGTAACGGCTATGGCCAAGAAAAGAATGGGTTTTGCTGGCAAGTTAATGTGGGATGCTATCGGAGCGACGGCCACCACCGAGCTAACCGAGGCCCGAGACGTTAGCTACAACATCGAAAGCACCGAGGGCGACGTAAGCGACCGCGCCAGCATCTTCGACCTGGCAGACGTGGCTGGCGTCAAGTTTTCGATTGAGTTTGAAGTATCGAACAAAGAGAGTAGCACCTTTGTAGCCGCGGCCCGCGCGGCCGTGGTGGCCGGCACTGGCATGGCCCTGGTGACCGCGGACGATTATGGCGGCTGGGGTGTGGATGCCGACTTTATCCTAAGCCTGGACGAGTCCCAACCGCTGCGAGACGCGCAGCGTATTAAAGTGAAGGCGACCCCGACCGACAAGAACGGCCGAGTCCCATCATGGGGAACGCAGAACAGCACCACGACCGCGGCGCCGTAACATTTTGCGTAGCACCCGCCGGCCGGCATGGTATTGGTCCGGCCGGCTGCGCAACCTCCAACCGAGTTGACCTATGCCGCAGGCGAGCATTACCAAGACGATGGCCGGCGCGCAGCAAGTGGTAGGCCGCGGCCGAGTCCGCACCGGCGAAGTGCTAAAGGAATGGGTTATTGACCTACCCAAGGGCGACGGCGGCGAACTCACCACGCGAACTAGCGCCACCATCGGCACGGCCACCATGGACGAAGCCACCCATTCGATAACCACCGGGATGACCGTTAACGTATTTTGGGACGTTGGCGGCACGCCTGGCGTGCGCTATGGCGTCACGGTAGGCACGGTGGCCGGCCTATCCGTTCCATTCTCAGGCGGCAGCGGCGATAACCTACCCGTAGTAACCAGCGGGCTAGTTATCACGGAACAAGTGGACGCAGTTTGCAATATAGATGGCGACAAAGTGCAGCTATTAGGCGTAGAGCACCAGCTAGACGACGACACCGACACCGGAGAGGCGCACGTGCAATTCCGCGACACCGGCGCGGCCGAGATACACGAGCAAGACCTAGAACCAAACAAAGCCTACACTTGGGACATAGTAGCCGGCGACACCAACGATTTTACAGGCAACCCGATCACCGATCTAAAGTGCGCGAATGGCTCGAGCAGTGGAGACAGCCGGCTAATTATCATCAGCCTAGAAGATACAACCTAAAAAGGTTAAAAGGTGCGCACCAATGAAACCCGCCCGACCACTAGACCAGGCCGAAACGGAAATTCTAGAGCAGCTGCAGGCCGGCCGAACGGTGGCGGAAATCACTAAGGCCCTGGCCGGTAAGTTGGGAGGGCCTGGCCGCATCACCTACTGTATCAACGAACTGCGAGGCTTAGGATTATTCAACGACGCAGAGCAATGCCTAACCCCGCGCGGCTGCGTCACGACCACCACCACTAGGAAACGGAAGAAGACACGGACGACGACAACCGGCAGCCCGGCAGCTGCAGCAGACGACACCCAAACCCACTAGGCGAGCAATGGACGACAGAACACCGACCCCCGTATACACCGACGCGCACGGCGAGCAGTGGGACCTCACGCTAGACGCGGTAATGATTCAGCGAGTGCGAGAAACCTACGACCTAGACCTGGCCAACATCACCGACCCCACCGCCTGGCAGCGGCTAGACGCAGACCTAGTGCTACAAGTTGACGTTCTGCACTGCCTGCTACTAGACCAGTGCGAAACCAAAGGCGTAAACGCGGCGGCCTTCGCCAAGTCATTAGGCCCCGGCGAAGTGCTCGACAACGCATATATGGCGCTACTGGACGCCATCGAAAATTTTACCCCACCGCGGCGCAGATCCTTATGGCGGGCCCTTTGCCAGAAGACGCAGAAAATACAGACGATGGGCCTAGAGATGGCGATAGACAAAGTAAATTCGACGAAGCTAGAAGAACAAGTGCGGACCGAGATGGCCCGCGCGATGGATTCCGCGGTGCAAACCCAGTTGACCCGGTTACACTCTGTTACACCTATGCCGGAGAACTCAGAATCAGCCCCCGCGGGCTAACCCTACGCGAATTGCACGTTATGCGGACGGCCAGCCAGCAGGCCGCCCGCGGCCACGTTGTGGCCCAGGCTAACCTGGTGGCCCTGGCTTTATTTGGCGGCGCTACATCGGATCAGCTGGCCGAGTTTGTACGTTGCGGCCACCTAGGACCAGCCGCACCAGACGCAGACGACTACGACGGCGAGGCCATGAAAACCGCGGTAGAGAACGCCCGCGGCCAATTGGGAATACTAAAGGACAAAGGGCCGAACCATGGCCGGTAGAAAAGACATCAGCGCCGGCCGCGCCTATGTCGAACTATTCGTAAAGCAGAACGCGCTATCTAAAGGCCTAAACCAGGCCGGCAAACGGCTGCAGTCATGGGGGAAATCGGCCATGGTAGCTGGCGCCGGAGTATCGGGCGCCGGCGCGGCCCTACTAGCGCCGCTATCGGCAGCGGTGGCCCACTTTGCGGCCGCCGGCGACAAGCTAGATAAAATGTCGAACCGGACCAGGCTATCCGTTAGTGCTCTATCGGAACTCGAGCACGTAGCGAACGCCACCGGCACGAATATAGACCAGCTAGGAAACGTGCTATTTAGGAGCACCAGGCGAATAGCGAACGCAGCCACCGGCACCGGCCCGGCCGTGCGAGCGCTGGACGAGTTGAACCTAAGCGCAACCGACCTGGCCAACATGGGAGGCGAGGACCGGCTATATGCGCTGGTGGGAGCGCTGGAAGGCGTAGAAAACCCTGGCCGGCGGGCGCAACTGGCGTTTGAAGTATTTGGCGACGAAGCCAAGGCTATTACACCCTTCCTTAATCAGGGCGTAGACGGAATCAAAGCACTGCGCAAAGAGGCCCGCGACCTAGGCCTATCGAAGACCGGCGACCAGGCCGCAGCGGCCGCAGCGGTAACCGACGCTATCGGACGACTCAAGGCCACCCTAACCGCGACCGTATTTGAAATCGGCGCGGCCCTGGCGCCCGCGGTACTGCAGGCCCTAGACCTGGTGCAGGGTATTGCGGGGGCGGCAGGCCGGTGGATCAGAGAAAACAAGTCACTAGTCTTGACCATCGCAGCGATAGGCGCCGGCCTAGTGGTGGCCGGCGCGGCTATTTCAGGCGTGGGAATAGCCGCGGTTACCCTAGGCCTAGGATTCTCAGCGATAGCCACGGCCATCGGATTCATCGGCACGGCCCTAACCTTGCTAATATCACCCGCGGGCCTAGTGGTGGCGGCCCTGGTGGCGGCCGTGGTGGCATGGGCGAAGTTTACGGCCAGCGGCCAGAAGGTAATGGCACAGATTAAAGAGACTTTCGGCCAGATTTTCGAGACCGTAAAAACCACCATCAAAGGCATCGTAGACGCGATAAGTGGCGGCGACCTGGCCCTAGCTGGCCAGATAGCCGTACAGGGCCTATACGTGGTGTGGCTCGAGGGTATGGCCGGAATCAGTAACCTAATCACCGGCGAATGGAAAGTTATTTTCGACGGAATAGCCGGCGCCCTTAGTCGCGGCGATATTTCCAAGGCATG